GGCCCAACCTGTGTGGCTCAGTTTGCAGGGCGAGTGTTCTTCTCTGGCTTCCGTGGTGAAGTTATCAATGGAGATAAGCGCTCTCCCAACTATGCCAACTACGTGTTCTTCTCGCAGCTTATTAAGAACAAGCAAGACATTAATAAGTGCTACCAAGATGGAGACCCGACTTCACGGGATGCTTCAGATATCGTAGATACGGATGGTGGCTTTGTGAAGGTTGCCGGTGCACAGAACATCATTGGCATGTACTCAATGGGCATCAGCCTTGTCATCATTGCTGAGAACGGGGTATGGGCGCTTACTGGTGGAACACAATCGTCAGGCTTCACAGCCACCAGCTACAAACTCGATAGGATTTCTTCGTTTGGTGGCACGTCTGCTCATTCGATTGTTCTTGAAGGGGATGTTTGTTACTACTGGGCCAACGATGGTATCTACAAGATTGGTAAGAATCAGTTTGGGGATTTGACAGTAGCGAGTTTGACTCTTACTACAATCCAGACGTTCTACCAAGCTATTCCAAGTCTCTCTAAGCAGAAGGCTTTTGGTGGCTACGATATCATCAACAAGAAGATTCGGTGGATTTACAAACAGGGAGATTTCTTCACTGAGTCCTCTACAACCAAGGAACTTATCTTCGATTCAGCGTTAGGTGTGTTTACGTGCAATACGATCTTCAACGCACCGAACAACGTAGCTGAAATTAGCGGCATGTTCCAGTCCCAAACCTCCATTACTTCTGATACATCCTCGCAAGTGTTCTCTGCTGGTGAGCCTGTATTCGCTGGTACTGATGAAGTGCTAAGCACTGGCTCATCACGAGTTGATTCTCAACAATACCTTCGCTACTTCGTGATGGTGAATGTTGGTGGATCGTTGTACGTCACGATCTCCTACTACTACAACACCAACTTCAAGGACTGGTACACGGTTGACAATGTTGGTGTAGATGCTAAGGCGTATTGCTTGACAGGTGCAGCAACTGGGGGTGATTCGTCAATCGACAAACAAACTCCCTATCTGTTCATGACTTTTGTGAGGACTGAGAGCGGAGTAAATTCTGACTTCACACCAGCAAGTCAGTCGGGCTGTATGGTTCGCTCCCAATGGAACTACGCAAATCAGATTGAGAGCAATAAGTGGAGTCCTTTGGTTCAGGCGTATCGCTATAGGATGCCGAGGTTCGTAGTAAGTACGAGTGATCCATTCAATACCGGGTTCTACGCAATCACAAGCAAGAACAAACTGCGTGGACGTGGAAAGGCTATTGCACTCTACTTCGAGACAGAAGAAGGGAAGGATTGCCAGATTCTAGGTTGGAATATCTCAGTCAATGTCAATCAGGTTGCGTAAGGGCTTAGGCTCTTACGTAACAATTCAACAATTAAATAGGTAAATAAAGTATTTACTGACTAGGAATCGAAATGGTTGAAATCAAACAACTACCTCTCCTGCCTACTCTCTACACACTGAAAGACTTGTTCGAACAGCACTGGGAAGAAGTGTATGGACAGACTCAGCGAAAGGTAGACATTGATTTTGCAGTGTATGGACAGATGGAACAAAGCGATGCCGCTTTCGGATTGTTTGCGTTCTATGATGGATTGATCGTTGGCTATTCCGTGAATGTTATAGCTCCCAACGTACATTCCAAAGGACATGTCACTTGCAACAACGATGCCCTATACGTTGATCCTTTATTTAGAGATACCCCATTGGGAATAAGACTTATCAAGAAAACTGTAGAGCATGCGAAGGGAAAAGGAGCAGACATGATGGCATGGAACTCTCCCCTATCCTCACCTCTGCGTAAGATTCTTGAACGTCTTGACTATGCCCCTCTGGAGGTTGTTCTAGTCAAGGAGATTTAATATGCCAGTAGCATTAGTGGTTATGGCCGTGGCCGCTGTTGCCTCTGCTGTGACCTCTGTAGTTTCAGGAAATCAATCGCGGGCAGCAGCACGGCACGCTAACGATTTACAGGAACAAGCGGCTAACGAACAGCGTGCAGGCAATGCACAGCAACAAGCAGCCGCTGCACGGGATCAATACCGACAGGATCGTATCAATCGTGCGAGAGTGATGCAGTCTGCGGAGAATTCTGGAGTAGAGAACGGTTCAGGGGAAATTGGGGCATTGGGAAGTTTGCAAACTCAATACTCAAGCAACCAAGGCATGATGCAAAGCAACTATGACCGTGGTATTCGTATCGGCAATGACATGTCGGCAGCGAATCAAACGCTATTCGATGCACAACAGAAAGCAGGACAAATGCAAGGATTGTCTACCATCTTCCAAACGGTAGGCCAGATTGCAGGGATGGCTTATGGAGCTTCCGGCAAGGCAGCTAAGATTCCCGGAACTACAGCACAACAATAACAAGGAATTAAATGGATATTCTTGACGACAGTGGAGCAGTTAGCTCTCCAGTGGCAATTGATGATTTGGTGACGACTTCTCCGCTGCCGTCGTCTCCTCCCCCTCTGGCTGCTACACGTAACCAAGCAACAATCACTTCCCTTATTGCCAATCCGTTCACGGCTCAGGATTCGTACAATACGATCATGGGAGAGGCACAGCAAGGGCAGGATACCACTCAGAAGCTTCTCAAGCAGCAGGCACAGGCAGGCATTAAGGAACAGGATCAAAAGAGCCTGATGGGCATTCTGGCTGATCCTAAGACCCCTATCGAACAGAAGCAACAGGCAGTTAGCAATTTCCATCTGAATCCGGTAATGACGGATACGTCTACGATTCTCCAAACCAATCTTCTTTCTAAGCCTTCGGCTGGTGAAACGGTTGACTCGGAGAACGCTCGTATCTCTACGGCTGATACGCTGAATGAAATGGCAACGGCTCGTGCAGGAATTCAGGTGTTGTCTAATCACCTAAAACCTAAAGACACTGAAAGTGCAGTCAGTACGTTCTTCGATCATGCTTCGAATCTGATTCCGTTCAAGAATGCAATCACTGAGAACAAGATTTATAACGACCTAGCTGCACAGACCGGCGTTCCTCGTAAGTGGTGGGAGAACTTCACTACGTATGTGCGTCCCGGTACGGCTGCTCGTGACCTGCAAGGTTATGTACAAACGCTTCCCCCTCAACAGCAATTGGCTGTAGCTAAGGCTATGTTCAATTCTGTGCAGAACCATTCAGGCTTCCTGTACGGCAATGACAACCAGCATGAAGCATTCGAACAGTTCAACAAGATTTTCAATACCGAATCCTATGGGATGGGTAGTGAGTTTCTTGATAACCTTGGTGGTATTGCAGACCTGACCTTTGCCGGTAGTCAGATCAAAGACATTGGCTTGATGGGCAAGAATGTGGCCCGTATGGTCAAGGGTGGCGAAGGCGCACTCACGCATGAGGAGTCGCTACAGTTTGCCAAAGCTAATGCTAACACTCCGTCTAATGTACGGCAGGAAGGTACAGTTGGCACTGGCCCGGTTGTGAATGATGTGGCTGAGCCTTCGATTGTTCAGGAAGGGATCAAGACCCCTGTCAACCAGCCGAAGAACGTAGGTTCATTACTTGGTGGAAACGGACAGGCTGTACAGACTGCTCAGAAAGACGCAGGAGCCCTTCTCACCCCAAGGTCAATGGGTGTGGCTCAGGAAGCTACGGGAACCGCTCCTAGTGGCACTGCTGCCCTCCTAGGTGGCACTGGGGTTAAGGAAGCTGCACCAGCAGCTAAGATTCCTGCCCTGCTGATGCCCAAGGGTGTTCCTCAAGTACCGAAGGAAAACCTTGCACAGCTTATGGCTCGCATGGCTAAGCAATCGGTTACGCATGACATTAACCCGAATAGCCCGATGGAGATTGCACAGAATGCCAATCCTGATTCTGCTCGTGGATTCCATGAGGCAGTGATTAAGGGCACGGATGAAATGGCTGATGCGCTCACTGGGGTAGACAAGGAACAGGCCATCGTTAATAACGTGATGCCTCAGACTTCCGACACTGGTGTTGTGTTCTCCCGTGTGAATGACATTGATCGTAACGCACGTATTGAAAACTCAGTTGATCCCAAGCTGGTTGACTTGGTGAATGACACTAGCGTTAATGCTCTCACTCCTGCTGAGCAAGCTCAAGCTCGTGCACGCATGGTGAATGACTTCGGCAATGCCACTGGGCTGGTTGCTAACGATGCAATGACTTCGTTCAAGTGGGAAGGCAATCGCGCTATCATCAATCAAGTGTATGAAGTGCCGGGTGGTTCTTTCTCTAAAGCAGAGGATGCTTTGGAGCAGGCTAAGTATGCCCTGCGTCATTACGGAGTTACTGACGATGACATTACGATTCTTGAGAAGCAAGGTGTTAATCACGTACCTGTAGATGCGGAAAGCGTTCGCAGTCTTGAAGGGGATTACAAGATTCAGGTGAAAAGCAATCCTGAAGTCAACCCTTCTTGGTTCACTGAAATGAGTGCATTGACTGTCAAGCGCAATCCTCTTGACCGATTTGCAGGCACCAACTTTGGTGATCGTGCCTCCTTGCAACGATATGCACTGGATGCAGCAAGCATGCTTGACAAGCACATCACTGGCCCGGCTGCTATTGCGAAAGACTATGGCGCACGGTTTGAGAAAGCATTTGTGGGCAAGGCAGAGGACTTCGCAAAGGATTTCCGTTCATTCCCCGAAGCAAGACAGGCGAAGATCAATGACTATATTCGGGAAGCGAACTTTAAGGGTATTGATTTTGACCAAGCTGACTTGGCTGCTCGCGGATTTAATAATGCCGAAGTTGGTGCTATCCGTAAGTGGCGTGATTTTTGGGACGATCATCACTATCTGGAAAACCTTGATGTTGTTCGTTCACTGAGGAACCAAGGGTATGAATACTTTAAGAATGCGAATGCAGAACTTTTTGCACGTCCGATTGGTCCCGCTCGCAATGTCACTCGATTTTACGATCCTGCTACCGATGCTGTACGCGGCTTTGCTTCCGGTGAGCTAGACGATTTGTATAACAAGGGCGGTACGATTGCTAAGCTTCGCCGTCCTGCCACGCTGTCTGGTGAGACTGTAGAGCATATGATTATCCGTCAGAGCCCTACAGAGTATTCCCGTGCGTTGAAGGATAGTGACCGTGTGCTGAACAAGCGTAAGGGCTACTACTCGATTTCCTATAACGGTGCCAAGTTCATTGATGAAGTGGATGGTGCTGGTAACAAGATTCGTACTGTAGCTGTAGCGGGTGATACGAATGAGGCTAAGGCTTTCATCAAGCGTATGGTGGCGAATGATCCTTCCAAGTCGTACAGCCTTCGTAACGATAGCCGCAACTTCCGGTTTAACTCGGATGAGCATTGGGATATCAACAGTGCTGGTGGCCGTATCAATCAGCGTCAACGTGGACAGCTTCTAGAGGACGCTAGTGCCCCAAGCCATATTGGAGATACCAAGTATATCGATAGCCCTGCCAAGAGCGCTGAACGGGCTGCTAAGAGCATTAGTGGACGTACTGTGATGCGTAACATGCTGGACACTGCATCAGAGCGCTTCATGAAGCAATACGAAGAAGTGTTGCCTAAGAATGCTTGGGGTGAAGCTCGCTTCCCTCAGTCAGCCAATGACATTGGCCGTCTTGGTGAAACCACTAGCAAGCGTGTTGCGGATGCCCGTACTACTTGGGAATATCTCAACTACTTGCGTAATGGCTACATCAACTCCATGAGCGATGGCATGAAAGCAGTCTTCAATGTCATGGCAGATGAAGTTGGCGAGAAAGGCTTCGCCACTACAGAACGTGCATTGCGTGCTGTTGGTGAGAAAGAGCCTCTTTCCATGATGAAGAAAACTGTGTTTGCAGCGTATCTGGCAACCAACCCACTCCGTCAGATTATCACTCAGTCGGCACAGGCTTGGCGTATCACTTCGTACAATCCTATTGGAATCATCAGCGGACGTATTCCTAAGCTCATCAATGAGTTCTACGGCAATCATGCTTTTGGTTCTGTTGCTTCTGACTTCGTGAAGTTCATGGATCGTAGTGGATTCACTGAAGCTGTGAAACATCACAATCTGATTGCTTCCTCGCTTACGTCCTTGGCCGATCAACAGAACATTCTTTCCAAGGGTGTATCTGCTGTTACGCAAACGCTTCGCCGTGTGGGCTTTGACTCCGGAGAACTGGCTAACATGGTGGCGCATAGCGCGGCTGTGTATGACCGTTACAAGGCACTTGGTCGGGATGTGAAAGATCGCACTGTGATGGAACAGATGCAGGCTGAGATTCGTCACCTGACATACAACATGAACGCTGCTGGTGACATGCCCTATAACCAAGGGGCTGCTGCTGCCATGCTTCAGTTTATGCAGATGCCGCATAAGGCTATGCTGTTCTACACCAATCGCGGTATTGATCCTGCTGTCAGGGCTCGTATGGCTGTTGGGGATTTGATCTTGTGGGGAACTGCTCTTGATGGCTTGTCGAATGCTTTGAATTTCGACTTCTTGCCGGATGACGGCTCTACGACTTCAGAGGTATTGAGGGATGGGGTTGTGTCTACTCTGTACAACCATGCTCTTAATGCGATGTTTGAAGGTACTCACAAGGCTGATTTCTCTGCACTCAGTCCGTATGGATTGGATGGATGGTTGAAGCTGTGGCATAGCCTGACTGGGCAGGGTATCTATCAGACAGTGATGAATAGCCCTTCTGCTGGTTTGATTGGCTCTAGATTCTCTAACGTAGCTAAGGACATGGCTTCCTTTTTTAATCCCAAGCCGTTCGATCATCGGACTACTCCTGAGAAGTTTGTTGACCTGATGACTGCCACTGCTGATTTGTCGTCAGGGTTCTCTAACGCTCACAAGGCTTATCTCGTGAAGAAATTCGGAGAACGACGTGACCAGTACGGGCAATTGATCGATAGCAACACCACTACTGGTGACTCAATCGCTCAGGCATTTGGCTTCACTTCGCAAGCACAGTCTCAGAACTATGACTTGGCAAATCAGATGCGAGAAGATACAAACAGTCATAAAAAGGAAGTTTTGCAGGTATATAAAGAAAGTAAAAAGCTTTATGCACGGCACTACTACGATAATCCGAATCCTGATATTAAGTTCATGACGGATATCACTGGTGCGGCTATGCAGTATTACGCTAACGATCCTGTTGCAATGAAGATTATTCAACAGCAATGGGAACGGGATTCGGTTGGTACTGATGCCAACCTGACCAAGCAAATGTTCAATTCCTTCAACCTTCCGGGAATGACTGATTATCGTACCCGCATTGCTAATTTGAGTGTTGACGATAATACAAAGAAGCAGATGAATGCTGCTCTTGATTACGCTAAGGACGCTCAAGCTGAGTTGGATAAATACACTAAGGAAAATAAGTAATGGCAGATTTCAGTGCACAATCAGCGAGCCTCTCTGCCCCTTCGGGGGCGGGAGACTCCCCTGTTGTAACTCAGAAAACTCCTGTACCGGCAAGTACGCTTCCGCAAGCTCTCAGTGGCATTGCGGACATGCTTGGTAAGGGAGTGGACAACTACTACAACGTACAGATGATTAAGGCCCGTAATGGGATTCTTGGTCAGATTGGACAGCAGCAGAGCGCTATTAATGATGCAGTGGCTTCAGGGCAGATGGATACACAGGAAGCCCATGTGCGTTCTATGGCTATCTACAACAAGAGCCTTGCTGCCTATCCTCAGTTGGCTAGTGACATTCAGGGGCTGAATGCAGCGTTCAAAGCCACTACGCAAACTGGTGATACAGACAATCTCGTTAAGCAAAAGCAGGACGAAGCTCAGAAGATTCGTGACCAACAGACTCAAATGGCTATCTCTCAAGGTTATCATCTTAGCCCGGATATGTCAGAGGCACAGCGAGGGGTGATTGTTACCGCAGCAGAAACCAACACCACTGCTCAACGTGTGCTTGCACAGCAACAGGCCCAGTTCAATTTCCAGAAAGATCAGAATGTCTACAGTCAGGAGCAAGCTAATCTGAAGATGAAAGAGACTTCGATTGGCCTAATTGCGGATATGGCAGGTAAGAACATGGATGCTTTTGATGCTACTGTCCAGAACCTTTCTGACCAAGTGCGTGCTAACAAGATGACGCCTGACCAAGCTCGTGCAACTCTCCAAAGTCAGTTTGGAAATATCTCAGGAGTTATCCAGTCTCTTGCTGGAAAGAATCCAGAACTTGCTGCTCCGTATCGTTCATTGTTTGAAAGCAAATACCAGCTTGGTTTACAGCGTCTTGATCCTACCAAGGCAAGCGATGAAACTAAATCGCAGTATGACAAGACGATTACGCAAGCGAAGATTGATGCTCTCACCAACGATCCTAAGCTTAAAACTCTGGTGGCGACTAGCCAGATGCTTAACACTAACAACTCCCTGTTGATGGCTACGAATGCAGAAGCCACGATGAAAGCTATGGCTATGGCGGGTAAGACTCCCACACAGAATGGCTTGCCGGGTACGTATGTTCCTCAGATTGCAGGCAATCCCGAAGTGGAAGCCGATGCCCTGAAGGCTCTTAAGAGCGGCATTGATACATTGCGTGGTGGCAAAGTGGCGGACGGAATGGCGGGTAATGCTGAAGGCTCTAACGCAGTGAATAACTTGTTGTCACAAACTGGCAACCTTCTTAACCAAGGTGCAACACCTGACAAGCTTAAGGGCTTGGCAGACTTCTTCAGTAGCTCCCAGTATGCGTACATGGTTCAGCATGGACAGATTGACGCCACTGCTGAACAGGCTGCTAAGAAAACCTTCCAGATGATTTACACCCCTGCTGTAACTAACGCAGTGGGCACTAAGCTTCAAGGCACTTTGCCGAACAGTCAAACCAATATCGCAGATGCAGTGGATGTTAATTTCACTGGTGCTGGTGTTCAGTTCACTCCTAAGAAAGGATTGAATGCTGATGACGCTAAGCAAGCTGGTGTCTCTGTTGACGGATTGAAAACGGCTGCTCAGGGTTTGAATACTGTTGTGCGTATGGGTGCACATATGGAAGGCACCACTGATTATCAGAAGTATTGGGATGACAATAAATATTACATCTTGCCGCAAGCATTCCCTGTTAAACCGGGCCAAGTGGTTAATGGCTTTAAGTGGTCTGGTACTGGGGATTATCGTGACAAGTCAACATGGAAGAAGGTTGGTGGAAATGGCTGATACGACTAGCGCAACGCAGGGGGCATCTTCGGATGCTCTCCCTGATGATGGTCCTTGGAGTATGGGTTGGCAATCGCTAACCAAAGCAGCAGGCAATGTCATTAGCGATGTTGTGCAGCCTGTGAAGGAAACGATTGACCAGCTCACGCACATGAAGATGCCGTGGGAAATGGCAGGCTCAGAACTGGCCTCTGTGACGTCCAACAAGCCCCCTGCACCCCAACCTATTGACCCTGCACAGCAAACCGCTCCTGTGGCTCCTATGAGCCTTGGTGGGCTATTCGCAAAGCTGGTGAACACTGAGAGTGGTGGCAAGCACTTGGATGATAGCGGCAACCTACTCACTAGCTCTGCTGGTGCCAAGGGGATTACGCAGGTGATGCCTAAGACTGGGGGCGATCCCGGATACGGTGTTACTCCGATTCAGAACAACAGCCCTGATGAATACCTACGCTTCGGTAAGGACTATCTGAATGCAATGATGAAGAACTTTCATGGGAATTCGGAACAGGCCGTAGCTGCCTATAACGCAGGACCAGCTAGGATTCAGAAAGCAGTTGATAGGGCTCAACGCACTGGTGGGGATTGGAAGCTTTACATCCCTAGTGAGACACGACAATACATCAAGAAGATACTGGGGACTTAATGGCTACCAAGAAACACATGAGCAAAGGCGCTGCTGCAAAGAGCATGGCTAAGAAGGAAGGGATGAGCGTCAAACAGGCTAAGGGGATTTTGGCTTGGGCTACTAAGACACACAATGGCAAAGACACCACTGGGCATGGGAATCGGTGGAAAGGGAATAAGAAGAAATAATGGCAGCTAAAGGGCAGTTAAAAGCCAATGCTACAGCGGATAGCAAACGGCAACGGGCGTACAACTCCAGTCCTCTGCAAAAGGAACGCAGGGCACAGCGTAACGCAGCACGTAGGAAGCTGGAGAAAGAAGGCAAGGTGAAGAAGGGGGATGGCCGCGACGTGGACCATAAAAATATGAACACTGCCGACAACAGCAGCAAGAATCTGCATGCTATCTCCGTTAATGCTAACCGAAAGAAGAATAAACATCATCTAAAAGATCACGGTAGGAAAAAGTGAGGTAGAATCCAAACGCTCCGTTGCGGAGCAAACCTCAAGTGTGTTAGCCCCTCAAGGAGAAATCCAAGAGGGGCTTTTTTTTTTTTGGTTAAGAGAAGGACTAGCTGTCCTGTCCTTCAATCGGCCATGTACGGGGCTGGAAGAATTTCTTCTTCTGGAATCCCGGATCGTTGTTGATGATGTATCCGCTCTTAGGAACCAACACACCGTTCTCAATCGTGTCTCCAATCACAGGGCGTTGCGCTGCTGTGAAGTCAACCATATGGACACCATCCGTATCTGCATAGATGTATGTCCACTTCCCCGTACTCATGCTTTGTGTACAGCCTGCTTCAATCCGAACTGTGCTCATTCTTCCACGCCTCCTCTGCCCACTGTTCGTGTTCTTCATCCCATCGGGCGCATCGTTCGTAATATTCACTCAGGGACAACAAGCCTCCGTGAAATACGTATGTGTCATAGTCATAACAATGCGACCAAGACAAACGCTCAAGACTTAGCATTAATACCCTCCTTGGTATGAACCAGTCATAGAATTCTTGCTGTACCCGGTTGTATTCGCTTCGAAAAAGTTTTCAATAGTTGAGCTACTTGTGAGCCAGTCAAGCCAGTTAAAGGGATTCTCAACGTTATACTCAGGCTTAAATCCTAGCTGCGTCATTCGGTAGTCACATACACTCCGCACATACTGCTTCGTGCCCTCCTCTGTAATTCCTTCTTGTCCACCTTTGGCAAACGCGAGAGAGATAAACGAATCTTCGAGCCTGACACATTCCCTTGCTGTGCTGTAGATTTCTCGCTTGAATCCATCATTGATGACTTCAGGGTGTTCTTTGAGGAACTGCCTGAACAAGGCAGACAATCCTTTGACGTGAATTGATTCGTCACGGATACTCCATTGGTTTACATCACCCATGCCCATAAGCTTTCCTTGACGCTGAAAGTTAAGAAGCATAGCAAAAGAAGCGAACAGACAAACACCTTCCACCAAGACTTGCTTTGCAATCCCTTTAGCAATCTCCTCCGGGTTAGTGTTCTTAACATCAAGCATGAACTCAAGCTTTTCCTTCATTTCCCCGTATTCAAGAAACTCTGTATAGAACTCTTCTCCGAATCCGAGAGTGTCGTTGAGGAGAGCGTAAGCCCGTTGATGTACTCCTTCTCGTCCTGCGAAAGAACCGAGCATATTTCTTGCCTCGTTATTTCGGATGACCGGGATAAGATTGTCGTAATAATCACTTCCAACCGCAACATCTGATTGGGTGAATAGTCGTAAGATGCTGTTGACAAAGTATTTCTCTTGCTCAGTAATGACGCCTGTTTTCCACTGCTCTACATCCTGTTGAAGCTTTGCTTCCCCTTCGTGCCAGTGGGCTTCTTCGTGTTCTTTCGTAATCTCTACAAACTGCGGATAGATCGGTACGTAGCTCTTTGATACCTCAAGCAGCATTAATGAATTCCTCACATGCCAAACGATTGTACGACTCAAACACAATCTCACCATACGCGTTAGTGACAAGGAACAACTCCTCGTCACCATCATGCGCTTTCTCGATATACAGGTTACTCATCGGAATCATCTTCATCCTCCCAAGATTCACCACACTCAGCACATGGATAAGAGCAAGTACGCTCTGATTCCCAGTCCCACTCTCCATACCGAGCGATGTAGTCTCGTGCTACATCCTCTGACATGAACGAGCCATCAAGTAGATCGTCCGAATCATATACATCAAATGTCATGGTCTTTTCGTTATACTCGATTCGCATTTAGCCCTCACAGGATAGACATGCTGTTGCGCTCTCTTGATTCAGCACAACACGTTGAATTGTTTTAACCGTATCAGCCTTACTAGCGGCTCCTGTACGGAAGTAGTACATGCTCTTAATCTTCCCTTCCCTCATTGCCTTCAGGTGCACAGAATTAATATATTCTCGATTTGAGCCGGGAAGGAAAAATACATTGAGAGACTGTGCTTGGCAGACGAATTGTTGACGGTTGCCAGCATGTTCAATAACCCAGTGTTGATCGATTTCCCATGCAGTTTTAAAGACGTTCCTTTCTTCAACTGGAAGTGCTTCGATATGCTGGACGCTTCCGTTGTTACGAACAATAGACTGCCAAGTTTCCTCGGTATTGATTCCATACTTCTCCAACACTGGCTCAAGCCATTTGTTCTTTACGAGGTAAATGCCTGCACGAGTTTTCTGAGTGTACGCGTTACTAGCAATAGGCTCAATACTAGGGCTCGTATTACAAAGGACACTGGAATTACTATTAGGAGCAATAGCGAAAACGTGAGAGTTACGACGACCAGTGCCTTCCATGTCGGGAGCTTCCCCACGCTCCCCACCAAGCCGGATAGAAGCGTCAATTCCTTGACTATTGATGTGCTTAAAGATTGTATGGTTGTGTTGAGCAGCACTGTTAAAGCCTCCAGATTCAAAGGGGATGCCTTTAGACATTAGGTAGTTGTGAAACCCCATAGCACCGATGCCTAGGGCGCGCTCCCTACTTGCGCTATAAATAGCACGATGGAGGCCGTTAGGAGCGTAATCGATAAACCATTGAACAACATTGTCAAGAAAGCGAACCAAATCAGCCACAAGATTTGTGTCTTTCCACTCATCATATTTCTCTAGATTAAGGCTGCTAAGACAGCAAACAAAAGTGCGAAGATTGTCAGTAGCGAGCGTAATCTCACTACAAAGATTACTACCTTTGTTCGTAAGGCCGAGAGCACGCTGAGATACAGGCAAAGCACGGTTAGCAACATCAATGAAATACAGGTAAGGCTCACCAGTTAGTTCCCTTGTTTCTAGTAGTTGTTCCCAAAGCTCACGAGCCTTGAGGGTGTGGTGTACTTTCTTCGTGTGTGGGCAAATCAATTCCCAATCTGCGTCTTGGTCTACAGCTTCCTTGAAAGCGTCTGTGATGTTTACCGCGTTATGCACACCGGGACGGTTGTTGATTTTACGGGCAATGTCTCCCCCACTGGGCTTACGGATATTGATAAACTCCACAATGTCAGGGTGAGAAATGTCAAGATATAAAGCAGTGCTACCGCGTCTAGTACGACCTTGACGGTAATACCCCATGATCCCATCCACCGTTTTAAAGAAGGGAATCGGTCCCGGAGCTTTCTCCGATACGGCTCTAATGCCGGAATGAAGGGCAGTGCCACCACCCATAACAGAAAGCAAAGCAAGCTCGCTACTAACATCAATCTGTCCTTGAATAGTGTCAGGTACGTATCCACCAAAGCAGGCAATGGGCATGGCTTTAGGCGCTTCACCTTTCCATGCCAACAAACGCTGCTCCCTGTCATACATCCCTAGCTTCCAGTTTTGTACAGGATGCGCCCAATGTCCGTCCACAGCATTACTAAGCACTGGCGAGCTATAGAAGAACCAATGCTTAGAGGCAGCGTCATAGATACGTTGAGCAAGGGCTTCATCCCCATAGCTAAAGCAGTTGGCTGCCCTAGCAATGGCTTTTTGGATTCCTTCTCGGCCGTCCGAATAATACTTTTCAAGGAGCGTAGCTCCTTGTTGGTTAAAGAGCTTGTCGCGTTCAACATCGATTTTGATTTCATGTTTTGTCATTAGTTATATTTCTTTTCCAGATACTTGAGCGAGACAGGCATCAAATCAAACTCACCATCATGTACGTCGTTTAGAACGAGTACGCCACGCCAATGCTTGTTCCCTTGTGCGCCTAGATAGGCTTCTTCATGCGGATAACCTGAGCCTGCAATCACCGAAGTTAGGAGAGCACCATCGGCACGCTTGCCAGTGGCAATCTGCAAACCTTGTTGATGCCCTGCAATGCAACTCATGTGCTGCTTGTTAAGCTGAGCAGAAGCGGTTGAAGCCGGTCGCCCAGCCAATCCAGTTGTGAAGTAGTGATTGAATGCAACACCGTGGAGAAAGAGAGGATCAAGGAAAGTATTAACAGTCCACCCATTAAGGCTAAGATCATGTAGGCCAATAGCACCCTCAAGCTTTGCATCGTTATCCACTGCGCGGGAGATACGATTCTCGTGATTGCCCAAGAGGAAATGCAGCTTAGGATTCCAACGCTTCTTCTTATTACGTTCAAGGCGTGCTACCTCGTCTACAATGGGTTGAGTGAGAACGTCCATACCGTAGTTGCCAGCATCAACATCAGTGCGATACCGACGACCTTCAAACTGACGTTTCCCGAAATCATAACTGGACAGACTAGGCATGTCCCAATGGTCGCCAATGTGTACAACATAATCCGGCTTCTTCTCACAGATGTATTGGCTGATGTGATTGAGATACGAGATATCAACACCAGCATGAACTTGAGTATCAGGAATTACAACGATTCGTGTCATTACTTGACCTCCTCAATCCACTTCACATTGGAAGTGTTGATGTATACTTGAGAACCGTCTTTCTTCTTGGCAATAATCCATTCTTTATGGTCATACTCGACAACGGTCATCTTTTTATACGAACCGTTCATGAACGCCACTAGAAGTGTCCGTTCTTTATTGAAGTTTTGGGCCATTTATTATCCTTTTATGTAGGCGCTATACGAGATTGGGAATCGCTCCTCAACCTCTTTGGCAATAAGCTTTGCCACGATACGGCTGTCAAACTGGGTGTGCGGATCAAGACGAAGAACAAGCATGTCAAGGAATGCGCCAAGGGTTCCACTCCAAATCCATTCCGTCATCAGGTTCAGGGGGAGGAGCATTCGTGCATCTTCAGGAGCCGATCCACAATCGAGAGCTTCTTGATAATTTTCGATTTGCGCTCGAATTGTCTTTGCGTATTTTGCGTAATCGAGTTTAAGGATCGCTGTTTCATCGCAACCTTGCTTAACATCGGCTGCTCTACCGTGGAACTTACGGAAGTAGATTTCTGGCTCACTGTCCACATATCGTCGTGAAACTTCATTCCACGGAAGGAACTTGTGCTTGACGAGTTGACGGGCAACGAAAATAGGCGCTGATACTCGGAAAGAGAGAAACGCGTGGTTAAAAGGCGAATGGTGCTTGTGGCGAGCAAGGTAGTGAATGAGTCTCGTATCTCCTTCTCCGATTTCTGTTGCTTGCTTTGCGAAGGACACTCGTGCTGCATTAACAACTGTTGTGTCGCATCCGTACCCACCAAGGTATTCAACATTAATCTCCGACAGTTTCAATCAGCTTCTCCAAGTAGTGCTTTGCTTTCTCTAGGTCTTGTTTGCCATTCTTTTTCTTATATCGGCTAACGTATTTGATTACGTTGCCTTCAAGATAACCAAGATCGTTGGCTACGATATAATCCCAAGTCTGAATCGCACCTTGGTAGTGCGAGCCAGCAACCTGCTTCTCATTCGCTCCCATTATCGAGCCACCAATGCAAAGCCTTCCTTCTCCATCAAACTCTTGAATTGCATCTGAGCAGGGAGACGTTCAGGTTCAGGAATCTCTTTGAAATAGCCTAGAACGAGTGCAGAGCCCTTGATGTTCACACGACCATCCCGCATATGGTCTTGGAAGATGTTAGCCATTACACGGCCACGATTGAATGCCTGAAGCGATTCATCTTCAACATCGTTGAACAGGGAGAAGCCTTTGTAGTTATCCATTCTTTGATTCCTTTATATTTTTATTTAGGTATTCTGCTGCTTTAATCAGAAGTTCGGGATCATCACGTAGAAGTCCCATACCTCGATTACATTCGTTGCACAGAAGGCCACGAATATTGCCAGTCTTATGGCAGTGATCTACGGCAAATACTTTCCACTTCCCAGTGGGTTTATCTGTTTTGCAGATTTCACATTTGCCGTCTTGAGCAATCAGCATCTCGTCATACTGTTCAGGAGTAATCCCGTACTGCATTTTCAGTTGGCAACGTCTAGAAGAAATTCTACGTTGTTCTGGATTATTCCTTACCCAGTTTGCAGTTGCTATTGCTTGCGCTCCCGGATTCCTTATCCGCCATCTCTTACTTTTATGGAAGGATTTCCACTCTTCTTCAGTGAACCCGTACTCAATCCACTCGTTTGGCTTTGCGCGACTCACTGGCTTGTTTTCTTTCCTCGGCTGTTTTTAATTTATGGCATCCCTTGCAGAGACATTGAAGATTTTCTTTCTCACAGAACATTGCATCCACTACATCGTCCCAATTGGTGAAGCCAACTTTCGGATCGATGATAGCGTTGATGTGGTCAACCTGAATGTTCGTGCTGGTATATAAGCCTGCACAGGCCGCACACCGGAAGTGCTTTGCTAGGCGACCACTTGATGCATTGATTTGGGTTCCTACATACGCATCGTTTATTGTTTCGTACTTCGGGGGCCATTTGCGAGAAGCAGCCCGTAGAGCCGATTTGACGAAGGAGTGGAACTTGGAACTTGTCCACTTACCGTTGTTGTACAAACGTTCCGAACAGTTCTCGTTCTTTTCTTTGTCGCCATTCAATGGCATCAATAAGATTCCTGAAGTATGAGCTTTGTTGTTTACCATCCTTTTGGATTTTGGTCTGATACCAAACACCGGGACGACCTTGCCTAGCCGTCATGTAAATTCCCAATGGGATTTCACGAATGCTGCGGCGATTGAAACTATTCTCTTGAGGCGTAACTTCACGAAGATTGTCCCAACGATTATTGTCACGAACTCTGTCGATATGATCGACACACTTGTCAGGAAACTTTCCAGTCATATAGAGAAATGCCAGCCGATGTGCTAAGTATTGTTTGTTCTTGATTCGAATGGTGATGTACCCATTCGTCATCTTGTGCCCTGCTTCGTATTTGATACGAGAGCTTCGGGGACGGGGGAGCCATTTGAATACTCCCGTTTCTGGATCATAGGACAGCAGTTCTTTCAGTTCGATTTGTGTAATCATGAATATCTCCAAGTGGACATACTCATATTTACTTCGAATCGAGCGAAATAATTACATTTGCTTCTGTCCATTTGCCTCCATTGAATTCAGTACGTGGCATGCACATCCCATAGGACAGGCGTACCATCCTCGTTAAGCTTGCGAGTCATCCAGAGCAACCTGCCCTGCTCCTCAAGCTCGTACACGTCATCATCCCCATAGCGCTCGCTATAAGCCTCTAGGACGGCTTGCCGACCCTCAGCATATGTGTTGGTGTCAACCAACTTCTCGAAGGCCGCTACAGGCCCGCATTTGGGCAATCCGGGAATGCTGTCTACCCTGTCACCAGTTAGACATTGCGAGAGGAAGAACTTGAGCCCATACCCTGTGAGTTTCTTTCGGTCATCACTAAGAAAAATAGCTCCATAACCATCCACTCGGAAAGGTCCGAACGAAGGCTGCTCTCCGAGTTCCCATCCATAATGCCATCCATCCACACTGCGCAAGTCTTTGTCTCTAGTGCAGATAATGGTTTCGTCCCCTCGAACAGTTTGTTCAATCGACATA